TACTCTAAGGAAACTTCCGTCTGCATTAAATGGGTAAACTATTCCCCAATCATTACTTTCATTTACATTTCCCCACCAAGATACTTCATAGACTTCTCCCCATCCTATTAAATTTAAAAACCATTGTATCATTATACGAAGCAGTTAGGTTGTGATTGAATATGTATTGTTTGTTCATTACCATTGTCTCCAAAATAACTACCGCAGTAAATCTCTCCCCAGTTTATGCTGTTTGCCATTCTTCTTAATTTCTTTTAAATAAGCCTCTAACTTTATTATATTACTCTTTTTAGGCTTATATGTTTTAATTTCTCCTTTTTGCATTACAGTACCCAAGAATGAAAGTTTACATCACGATCAGGGTACATCTCACCATTAGTAGACTCATTATACTCTGGATAGTCTTGGCTATAGAATCCCATAAAATCAACAAACCTACGAGTATAAAACTCTGCGGTTTCTGTTACCCTATTANANCGGAANAGNNTTTAACTCTTCAACAGATATAGTCTCAGCATTTTCACTTCTATGTTTAAATACACCACCATTACTAACTTGATACATAGCAAAGGGCAAATAAGCACTTTGCGTAAACCAAACAAGCATAGGCTTGATGTATATATCAATCAAATTCTTATACTTAACATTAGCAACATCATTAATATCACCAGACAATACTAAAGCTTGTAATCTATTATATAATTTACCTCCTAAGTAATTTTGAATGTGAGTATCTTGTGCTACTTCAATAAATTGTATTAATTTATCAGCATCAACATTCCCATCAATGATTGATTTTCTTTTTAAGTCGTTTATTGTTATAAAAAGTGCCTTTTCTGCCATATTTACTTAGTTTTAGGATATGCACCTCTATTCGGCATATCAGTAGGTCTTACTGGTACTTCTTTAGGGTTTGTAGGCTCGTTAAAACCATCTTTTACAGCATCAGATGCTTCTACTTCCGTATCAGCACTTACTTTCTTCTTGTAAACCCTTCTTTCCCAGAAATGGTGGCAATTTACTCCTCCTTTAAACTTAAATAAAGAGTAATTTTGACCATTATGACCTAATTCTTTGTTTAATCCTCTGAACGACATCTGTGAGATGTCTTCTTTTCTAAATACAATCTCTTTCTTAGTCAAAGACTCTAATTGCATACAGAATTTACGGCTATTCTTAGACTCTCTAACAGGAGAATAAGCATATCTAACCTTATACCCAGAATTGTCTTGAGAAGAGCGTGCAGATGCCTTAGAATCGCTCTCTGTAACTGCTAATGCTGTTAAATCAAACTCTTCATTGTCGTTAGTCACTTCTTCAGAGTGTACAAGCTCCCAATCAGAGCTAATTACCTCTCCCATTTCTTCTAACTGAGCATATAAATCATCTCCTTCTTCATCAGAGAAGTCTAATTTAGCCTGGGAAGATAATTTCTCCCCAGTCTCTTCTTCTCTCTTAACTTTAGTAGATATGTTTTCTAATTCTGTAAACTCTATTGGTTGTAATGTTACGAAATATAAGTTTAAGAAGATGCTATTGAAATTAAGTATCTCTTCCAAGCCATCTAAAATGGCTTGTTGGAATGGTCTAATAACAATGTTATCCATAAGGATAGAAGCAGTTCTTAATTCTTCTGCGTTGTTACCAAAACCAGTATTATCTTTAATACCTAAAAGGATTGGAGATACAATACCGTGACCAAGCATTATCTTCTCTCTACTCTCATCAGCTAAGAACTGATATTGAGCGTGAGCATCTGGTAAATGTATTGGCTCTAAATCAGCCTTTGTTTCAGCAGACTCATTGAAGGTAAGAATAAACTTACCAGCATTAGAAGAGCCACTAAACTTATCCATTATCTTTCTTTCAATTAACTCTTGAGTTTCCTCATTAGGAACACCATTATTGAAGTTAATTAGTAAAGATGGCTGTAAGCCATTCTTTATGTTGTTTATGTGGTAGTTTGATACTTCTTCTTCAAGTGAGCAGTACTGAAGACAGCCATTGTAATCTACAGGAGCATAGTAATAGAATCCAGATCTGTAAGGCTTAAATACATAAAGCTCTATTTGGTCTGATTTACTTCCGCACCCAAAAGTAGGTATTCTTTTAGGGTTATCAGAAGGCTTTATATCAGCCCACTTAGGATGATAGTAGTAAGCACTAATCTTTCCATCTTTAGCCTTCTCAGCTCTCAATGTCTCCATTGGGAAGTGTAGTACTTTTACTATACTTGTCTTTTGTTTGTTATACACTACTTGAATTGCAGCTTGACCAAGCATCTTGTAGTCATTAGCTACCCTCTTAATCTCTCTTGATTTAAGAAGCATCTTCATTTTAGTATACATCTCTGGCTTAATAGCAGAGTCCGTGGCTTCAAGGCCACGGCCATATATCATATCAACAATACCATTAATACAACGAGCATTAGTAGGACTGCCTAAATACTTGTCTATTAAGTTGTCAAAGTAGTCATTATCTTCGCCATATTGAACCCAATCTTTACCATAAACCTCCTTAACAGTTGGTGTTTGGTATCCAGATAAGTTTACGATCCTTGTAGAACCTTGCACTTTCTGTTTTGGCTGTATTGTTACGTTTCTGTGTTTCATATTATAATACTATATATTCATCATCACCATTACCAACATATTCATTGTATTTGTCAGTATTTATAGTGTGAACAATCTCATCGTCAGTTTGGCTTGTTACATAAGCCTTATCTCTGTAAAATAAAGAGCCTCCTCTTGTAAACTCTAAATAATATGCGTTTTCCTCAGATAGTATACTAAATGCAATATCCATATATACGAAATTACTATTGCTATCTGGAATTGTCGCTTCAATATCTGTAATAGTCTCAGATTTGTTTGTGCCATCCTCTGTTATTGTCAAACTAACATTAGTAAATGATGCAGCTACAGTTGGAAATTCCCTTGGAATAACTGCAATTGTTTGAGCATCTGTACTTGGTAGTAATCTTATCATAATATGATAACTGAAAAGTATGTTTTTTGTTTTAAATAGAAAAGGGAGGGCTTTCGCCCTCCCCCCTTCTGTGTTTAAGAGTACTGTGTTTAAGAACCAGCTACTACAGTAAATCCAACTGCTGTAGGAGTATCTCCTAAGAAGTTAGCAGGAACTCTTTCCATTCCTGTCAATGTAAGTGTGTATCCACTTAATTCATTCATTGCACCACCAGTAACGATAGTACCTCCAGTTACATCCATTCCGTGTTCTAATCCAGCTAAGAAGTAGTTTCCGTTGTAATCTTCAACGATAACTTGTGGTCTTCCGTAAGCTAATAATTTTAACTCGTTGTGGTCAGCTACACTTAATTTCTTTAAAGTGATTTCTAATACTTGCTCAAAAGCAGTAGTACCAGTAGCTCTATCTGATTGGATGTTTTGTGTGAATGTTGAAGTCCCCTTAATGTCATATTTATATGCACTTGGAGTTCCAGCAATCGCATCAATAACATCAGTATTGGTAACATCATAAGTGATGGCACCTAAGTCCCCAAAGTTTACAAAGTAAATGGCATTTAAACCACCTACTGAATCTTTACAAGGCTCAATTCTTCCTAATGATAAATCGCAGGCCATATTTTTGTTTGTTTATAGATTAATTAAAAAAGGGTAGGCAGGCTTTACGGCTTACCTACCCTTTATTTTTATTTAAGTGTTACTTATGCAGGAGTGTAAAGAACGATGTCTGAACCGATTCCGTATTGTACACCAGCTGTCAGTCTCATTACGATTCTCACGTTCTGAGATCCGTCAATGTCTGCCATATCAATAACTTTTACTTCGTTGTGGTCAGATAATAAACCTGTACCAAAGTATAAGTTAGATTTTTCAGCAGCTACGATGTAGTTGCTTGTAAGTCCGTTAGCAACAAAGATTTTAACTCCGTCAAAAGAAAGAGAACCGTTGTTCCACCATTGAGTACCTTGTGCGTTTGTACCAGCAGCACCTAATCCAGAAGCTCCGAATCCACCTAATGCTCTAACGTAAGCTCTTGCTACGTTTTGAGATACATATAAGTATAAGTCTTCTTTTCCGTATAATTCAGCAGGGATAGCATCAACAACTTTTCCTAACTCAGCAATTACGTTAGCAGCAGTAACAGTAGTACCTACTACATCAACTACATCAGCATCAGCAGTCATTAAAGTTACTAATCCGTCAAACTCACCAGCAGTAG